ATCACCAGCGTTTAATTTTTTAAGCAATGTGGAATTATTAAGATTACCGCATCCACAATTAAAAGCAAAATCAACAAGTGCATCGAACTCATTTTGGGTTACCTCTACATTAAGTCTTGCGTTTACATCTGCTTCTGCTTTTCTAACATCTTCTGCCAAATAGTTTTCAGCCTGAGCCTGAGTAATCGTCATTCCTTGATGTACTTCAGGACCGGTATGCCCGTATCCAATAGTCCAAGGGTCACCACCGGTACCGGGGTCTGGATAAGCAGTAAGCCTAACGCCTTCAAATTGCTCTGTAAGATGTAATCCGTCTCTTGAATATTTCATCATTTAGTCTCTGTTACTTGGTCGTATTGGGCGTAACAGGCTGTGAGGGCTGTTCTAAGTTTGTCGGCTCTGGCAGCTTCCCCGATAAGAAATTCTGCATCCTCGGCAAAAAGGGTTGTCCCAGTTCCAACTTGTCCATTGACGGATACTTTACTTGCCCTACTGGGGCGGTTCCGCAGCTCGATAAGAGCATTAGCAAGCTGATTGTTAATAGCGTTGATTTGAGCATCTTTGTCCTTTCTAATCTGGTCAGTAGCATCCTGTAGCTGGTGTTCTTTTAATCGTGCATTTGCAACTTCCTCCGCCTTATATTCCTCAAAGACAGTATGTTCATATTTTCCGTAACCTACTCCTGCTAAAGCAATAACAGTAAGACCAGCATAAATATAAAAGCTAATTGGTAATGGAAACATTATTCAATTGGCTCATTTGTTATAAAGCGCAGTACAGCAACAATAATGCCAATAACAATAAGGCAAGCACCGTAATATTGAGGGTCAATGAGGTTTTGAACATTAGAAAAGTTATCAAATAAAGCACCAAAAATCACCAACGCTAAGGAAAACCATATCGTCTTTGACTTATGAACTCTCATTGTTGGCTGTGATGGTTTACTCTGGTGTGTAAATATTAACCACGCTAATATTCTCACCCAATGACTTAGGAGCGTCACCGGCTACTTCAACAACAACTTCAGGAGCAACTATTGGCTCTGGAGCTGGTGTTGGCTCAGGTACATTAGGGACCTCTACTACTGGTATTACATCTTGAATGTCTGCCATGATTTTTCCTTTTTAATTACAAGCCTTCGCCCGGAGTGATATAAATAGAAGCGTTTGTTCCGTCACCAATAACTCTTGCATACACATTTGTATTGGAATTGACTTGCGGACCAGTAATTACTCTGTATCCATAAGGAGGCAATGCAATGACATAGCCCGGAGTTACATCTGGCAACGCCACATTAAAGGTGCTAGTAGAGTTAATCCATACATAAACAGCCGAATTGGTGTCAGCGTTAGCTAGGTAATACTGGTTTGATGGGCTATCAGCAGTAATGGTAAATACATTGGACTGATTATTTGCAGCGCCAGAAACGGATACTTTTACCGTTTTTCCCATCGGTTGAAATGCAATGTTATTTGCCATTTAGTACACCTTCTTTTCTTTCGCTCCAGATGGGCTTAATTTTGTACTGTAAGAACCTTCAGCAAAATCAAACATTGAGCGATAGCCGCCTTTTGGTAGTTCTCCGGGTTTCCATTTAGTCATTCCAGCGCTGCCGTCTCTTGGCAACTGTGGACGAATAGCCGTAGCTATTTGCTGATTTGACTCATGGTCCCTCTGGTGTGGTCTGCTTTTCATGTTGTTTCCTTTCCTTTGTGTTTATCACAAGATAGCTGAAGATTACAAATATTGCTAGTGTTGCTACGCGGTCCCATTGTGGTCCCCACATCACCCAACACGCTAAAGCGCACGACATTGACAGAGCCAAAATCGTTATGAGCCGGTCTGAGATGACCGTTAATGCTACTTTGATGATAGTGATTGCATCCATGAATATCCCCTATTCGATTAAAGATACTCATATTCTAACCTTACTCATCCTCATCATCAATAGAAAAACCACTTCCCCACTCATCATCGTTCATTTTGAGCTTAATTGCTTCTAGCTTTAATGCTCGGTCTAACACTTTAGTTTTGTCAGTAATGCTAGCTTCAGGGTCAGCCATCACTTGCGTTAGCATAGTTGAGATAGCCTCTTCTAAAGCGTTGTTTATCCCTCTTTGCTTCTTAACCATCAAAATCCACCTAGCAATTTATTCAAACTGTAACCAGCAACAGCGCCACCACCAACTGTAGCCCCCACATAAGGCAAGATACCTTTTAAAGCGGTTATTGCCTTTGCTTTATCAGTTTCTCTAGTCTTAACATCACGGATTTTGTCCAGCATTGCAATAGTCTCTTCTCGACTTGCAAGACCTCGACTTTCCAAGCCTTTAACAAAAGATTCAGCCGCGCTAATACTTCTATTTGTAGTGGTTGCATTAAATATATCCCTTGAGGATTCGCTTACAAACTTTTGATTTTCTTTAGTTAAATCTGTGAGCTTTTCAGCTTTACCTTGTGCGCGTTGAGATACTTCTTTAGCGCGCTGAGACAGAGCCTTGGCGCCCGCAGATTTCTCGGCAGCTTTAACCTCATTCGTTGCAAGCGTTTTCGCATACTCTTTTACCTTTGCAGCAACAGCAGGAAACTCTTGAAGATAGGCGCCTTTGGATGAGTTAATCCAAGCGTCAACGGCTTCAGCAGTATTTAATTTAGACAACTCATTAACGGCGTGTTGAGCAGCAAATGGCTCTAATGCTTTTTTGCTAATGTCCATCTTCTCCAAAATACGAATCTGCTCTGGAGATTGGAATACTTTAGCTGGAATTTGAGTAGCATCAGCTTGAAATACGCCCTTTAATCCTTCGATTTCTTGGGTCAACACTTTGCCAACTTGAGACTCGTAAGTATTTAAAGGTCCGCTCATTTTTGCGTAAACCTCTCTAAAAGTCCTGCCGGTAGGAGCAAATCCCGCTATTGGTTTTCCGCTTTCGCTGACATAGCCGTACACAGAGTCTTCTAGCTTCTCTGCTAACTTACCCATGTATTGCTGTTTCATAGCGTCCGCGCCTGTCATTGTCGGTTTGTTGGCTATTTTTTTTGTTTCTCGAATAACTTTCTCAATCTTTTCAATTTGAGAACGAACAATCTTTCCTTGAACTTGAACGCCAGACAAGGTTTCCATTAAATCTTTAGCGGCTAATTGCTCAGATGCGGTGTATTTACCAGCATTAGCAGGAGACGCAATATCTTTAAGGTTCTTTAAAAACGCTTGACCAGTTTGAGACTGAGACCAGAACTTGCCAGCAGCCTCACTTGCTTTGCCTTCTGCAAAATAAGCGTCTTTAAGAACATCGGCAGCTCTACCTCTAGCGACATCTAATTGCTTTTCAACGCCTTTGGCAACACCTCTAAGCCCTTCTCCGACTTGATATTCGTTAGTAGGTCTGCCAATCTTATTTAAACTGCTTTGGCTCTCAGCTTTAGCTAATTGAGCATCTGCATCAAAACGCTTTGCAGCATCACGAAGATTGATTTCTTGGCGTTGTTGGTCGGTGTAAATCTTTTCTTGACCAACTTTTTCGGTTTCTTTAATGCGGGTTCCAGCCTTTTGTCCAAGCTCTTCAGCGGTGGTTGTCATCTCGCTTAATGCTTTGTCTAGTGGTTTTCCCCTAGCTTTAGAGACAAGCTCCATGCCTTTTTCAATAGGCTTTTTAATGACATTTTTAACAATTTGACCGGGGGTAACAAATCCGCCAGCAAATTCTCCGCCTGTACGATAGCCTTCTAGCTCAGGACGAACGCCGGGCTTTGCGCCAACGGCGCTTTCAATCTGCTGAAAACCTTTTTCTACATCTTCTGAACGAGGAAAGAAAGTAGGCGAACCCATAAAAGTACCGGTTTCACCTTCTCCGCCAAATAACTTTGGAACGGTAGTGGTGGCAAAATATTCAATATCACCGGGACCACCAAGAGTACCAGCAGCAACACCGCGAGCAACTGCTCCAGCTTTATCCCATCCAGTAGCCGGCTCTTGTGGCTTAACTTCTGGAGGCGTCCAACCAGAAACTTCAACAGAACTTTTAACCTCTGGAGGTGACCAATCAGCCATTATTCTTTTCCTTTAGGAACCTGTTTTCCATTCCACCAATATAAGTCGCCCGGCTTTAGTTTGGCATATTCTTCTTGAGTTACATTAGGCTGCGCTGGTATATCGCCTTTTCCAATGGAACGGTTATAACCTTTCTCAGCATTAGGGTCAAAGTCGTTAATCTTTAATCCCATTTTTGTCAAATTCTCTTTAGTCAAACGGTCAGGGCTATGAACTCGAGCTTTTCTTACCACTTCATCAATTTGCTGATTCATCAAATTATCAAAGCCGGTAGCATTAAATTGATTTTGACTTAACAAGTCATTAAAGCGTTTTTGAAATTGGACGGTAAAGCCTTTAGCTCCACCAGCCAATGAACGCTCGTAATCAACAAGGTATGAGGCATAGTCTTTAGCAAACACTAAAGCCTCTTGACCGGACCTGTCTTTTAATAAATTAGGGTCATCCGGAGGTAAAGGTTTTCCACTATTCAATGAATCTACATAACGATTAAAGAATTGTTGAATTTGACCTGAACGACCGACCCATTCAGGATGGTCTGCAACTTGATTTTTAAGAGCGTAGGCATGACCAATTGCATTGGCGCTAATACCAACTTCTTGAGCGTCTTTATCTTTTAGGTTTGCACCGCTGTATTCTTTAATAAATGAAGGTAAATCACCGCTAACTCCGGCAGCCTTAGATTGTTTAACGGCTCGGTCTAACACCTTATTGATGTCACCTTTAATCTCTTGCAAAAACTTAAAGTATGGTTCTAAACCTTGCTTTTCAAGAATTTGTTTGCCAATTTGACCGCCCATCTTTGCTGCGGACTGGTTTGCTAATGCTTCAGCTTCGCGTCTATCAGTTGCCAT